TGTCCACAATTCAATAAGAAGATAAGAATAGCTATTGTTGGCTTCTGCTTCAATAATCTTCTCCTTGTCAAGGGTGCTCCAAAATAATCTCTGTTTATCGGTTCCGGATGTGGATTTTTCGTTTGACAACTCAACACCCAAAAGCCGACTCTCAGTCGGAGCATCAATGGTAATCTTGACTTTTTGCCCCTTGAATACAGGCATCAATACGACATTGGTTCCTTGTTTATTGACAGATATGACAATGGTTTTGGTTACACCGTCAATAGTATTTATCCTAACATCATTTTCCTTATTTTCTTGTTCCAAAAATACAACTCGTTGCACTCCACCTTGTACCCAACTGCCGATATTTGTAAACGTCCCGCCCTGGAACTCCCATGTTTCTACCTTACCGTCCGAATTGACGAATGACACCTTCAGCCCGATACTTCTAAGTTCTTGCGGGACTTGGGCGATGGAGCTTTCCAGACTGTACTTGTTGCTTCCGTCGATTCCCGAAGTCGGATGCTGGACGGAAACATTATATTCCGTAATGGTACCAGTCATTGTATCTACTACGTCCTCACAAAATGAGCCTACTCTTGCAGAAGTATTAGCGCCGTCCTCAACTTCATTTTTTATTTGAGTTGCCCTTTGTCTTAATGTATTAAAATTCTCTTTCATAATTATTCACCCAAAATTCTACATGTTATACGGTTTGCGGCCAGTCCCCCATTTCCTCTATATAGTGGAAAAGATTCTCTATTATCATTCAAATAGCGTACACACTCTTTTAAATATCGGTCGGCCATAGAAAATGCATCATTATAAGCCATAAGCTTCTCTTTAAAATCAGAATGGGACGAATATTCGTTACCCTTATTCATAAATCCTAAACGGGTAACACTACCATCCCCATTCTTTACTATACGGGCATAGGTATAATAAGCTAAAGCGGCTTTTAATCCCACAAAAGAACGTCTTCCACCACATTGTACATCATAAGAACTTCCATCGAGTAACTCACTATAATTATCCGGATGTTCTTTCACATCCAAGAACAGTGTATCACCCAAAGCCGACTTCAAATCAATATTCTCTGACTCTCGGATATAGGTTTCTATCTTTTCCGTATCTATATGTACTGACATCGTACGGGCCAACTTAGAAACTTCATCCGTTGTTATTAGATACTGTTGCATTTCTTACGTATTTAAGAGGTTGTACACTAAAGTCATTAGAGGGGTTAACAGGTTCATACCAATGTTCAAAGATTTTCTGAAAAGCACGTTCAATCATTCGCTGTTGTTTTGATACAATAGAGTTATAATACTCAAAAGCATCTTCCAAGATATCACCGGAAAAACCCACCTTACCAATACGAATACAATACCAAGGTTCCTGCCCAAAAGCGGAATAAACACGCTCTACCACACTGGCATCGGTAACTGTAAAATCTTTATCATAGTTCTTGGGACTGATATCTAAAAACTCCGGCTTTTCTTCATCAGATTCCAATATTGTTTCTAAGATTTTATTGGCATTAGTGTCTCCTTGTAACTGTTCAAAAGTCTCAGAGAATCCGGTATCTTCTGTTTGATTATCATCTCTAATTTGATTTCCATTTTCATCAATGCGAACTGATGCAGAACCTTTTTTAGTGATAAGCATTCCAGAAGGCATGAAATTACAGCGTACATTACGGTACTTCACATTGGCTAATCCTTCATCCGTACTCATTTCCGTAATCACCCGGTCAGCCCTTCCGACAGGATACACAAATTTTCCTGTGTTACTAATCCATAATATCTGTCCTTTATAGTTTTCAATTCCTCCTGCAGCACGAATCTGTGCATACACCACTTCTTTACAAGGATTAAAAACATCGATGAACTCTACATTCTCCTGTACAACCTTAATAGCCTTACCCTTACGAGTTTTCTTTCCTGTCCAATCCGGATGAACCGCAATCTTTGCAATATATCCGGTTTCATCTTCTTCTAATAAACGGCAATTCTCAAAGGGGACATGCTGTATCTCTACTATATCAGCAAACATATTATAGTTTACATGTATTGCTATCCCATCATAATCCGCAACATCCCTACAAACAAGAGCATGAATATCATCTGCCGTATCCCCACGACGGTTAACTACATATTCAGAAAAAGCAACCTCACGGAAACCGTTTCCTTCTATAAAATTGGCATAACGTTCCGCACATTCACTGCCCGTTGAACTCGCTGCAATGATATTTCTTAAATGTTGGGGATATAGGTTATCATCACCATAGCTTTGAATGCCAAGATTACGTAAGTATCCCGTATCAACACGCCTATTACTTTTCTTCTTTAAATCATTTACATTCATTGTTCCGTGAGGTCATTTTTATTCTACCATTTCTCTGGCTACTCCATTGTCCGCCACTTCTTGTTCTGGTTCAAGAAGGGATTGGGCTTTTTTTATATGAGCATCCAATAACTTAACAGTCACTTTTTTCCCGTCTACTTGATAAGTTTTAAACGCTTCTTTCACTATTTTGACAGTAGCACCTTCCACTTGGAAAGCTTTCACTAATTCTGAAACTAAAGTCTCATCCAAAGCCGTAACCGGATTCTTGCGTTTTTCAACCCTTTCCTCCCAATCAGAAGGCGTTAAAGCAAAAAACACTATCCCTTTAGAATTTCCCGCAAGAAATCTTTCTGCCGCTTCATCAGTTAGATTATCATTGGTATACATTTCACCACTCCCAAAGCCAGCCTGGAGTAAGACACCATTTTTCAATGCATAATTTGATTTTTCTTTCATCTTTCCGTATTTTTTTAAATATGAATACATCTCAATCACAGCATCACGATAGCAATCACTACATGAAGTTCTAATAAAAGTTCGTCCGAAGACTTCATGATATATTACTTCAATGTCTGATTTATCAGAAGAAGAGAGGGGGAGTTTACCCCCCAACTCTTTCAATTTATCAACCACTTCTAAAACTGTCATACCTCTACTCTGCCGGTTCGGCCGTTAAAGTATTAATAGCAGTTTTAGTAGCTTCATAACTTGTTTTATACAAGAATAAAGCTGACTTTGGAGCTTTCTGTTCTTCGAGTGTTACAGTCCATCCGCCTTCTGTATCTTCACTATACTTATTGTTTTCAATAGTAGTAGCTGTAAGACCTTGATAATATCCAAAAACCTGAAAAGCGGCATCGCCCGGATTTGCTTCTTTTTGTAACCCCTTATATTTATTTTCCAACACTACAACGTAAGAACCGTTAGCCAAGCCGTCAATAATATCTGCACAAACATCCGGATCATTAGCTAGAATCACAAGTACAAGAGTGTTTGTGAATGAATTGCGATATGTACCAGTAGCCAAAGCTGTGGTAGTTCCTGTAAATGGAGCCTTTCCTGGTACAATAACTTTATATGCTTTCTTTCCCGTCTTCATGGCTAGTGTCTCAATCACATTCTTACGGGTAGAATTGAATAGTGTTGCAGCAAAGTCTACATCTGCACGATTCATTATCACACCTTCCTGCTCCAAACCTTGTACAACTGGATCATCACAAGACGGAGAAATATCTTTCTTCAAAATATCATCGCATACTCCCATAAATACCTCCTTTCCTAATATGCAACTTGTATCAGATTATCCTCGCCAATCATAGAACCAAGTTTACCTGTAGAATAGATATAATTCTTACGGGATTTTCTTTCAAACCAGATATCAAGGTCTGACATAGGGTTATCACCTTCACAGCCGTACATCAGATTGTCCGGAGAACACAGAACAGCACGATGGGGAAGATTCAATTTGGTTTTATCATTCTGATATGCTTGGATAAATCGATCCCAAATTGAGCATTTTACAACTGTAACACCGTCATACTCCCCTACTTCAAGTCCGTCAAAAATAACTTCCCAAGGCATAATAACCTTATATTTTTCTCTCACGTCACGAGATAAAGAATCACACAATGATTTCGTAGCAAAAATTGCATGTCCGGACTTTTGGAAAATACGGCTATCAGCATCTTCAAGCATTGCATCAAATATGGAAGTTGCAGCACCCAATTCTTTCATTTTGGATTTTTGCAAAGCATAAGATGCTTCAGCATTGGCTGATATGACAGTATGCTGGCCAGCATTAGCTGTACATATAGCAAACAGACGTTTAAAGAAACCGTCACATGTTTTAAACAATTCAACATTCAAACCATCTGTAATTTGCCCTGAACCTTCAACATTGGCAGCATCCTTATCTCCAAACCAGGTAAAGCGCCACAACATTTTCATCATTGCTTCCGTTAGCTTCGGAAGGACGATTCCATCCATATACTCAGTAGAAGTAAGGTCCGCAATATTAGTACCGGTTTTTAGGCAATATTTAGCAATAGTGTTTTCCAAATCCTCATAACACATTTCCAATGGAACTTGCCAATCACCAATTTCCCAAACCTTTTGGGCTGCAGCAATAGCCACCTTTTGATATGTAGGATCACATCCAGAGCCTGCGATACCCACATCCTCCATTTCACCAATAAAACCAACTTTCTTGCCATTGGTCACTTTAGGCATGAACGTCATAAAACGCTCCATATCCTCATTCTGAAAGACTGTCAATTCAATCAAGTCTTTCAAATCCTTCACCGCCTGATTGTCCGGTGTCAATTTTGAAAAATCCAAAATAGGCATACTCAAATCTCCTTTCTTTACTTTTTAGCTCGCTTTTCTCTTTCTTCTCTCAACTTCCTCTGAATAGGTGTTTCCTCTGCATTGGCCTGAGAATCAACAGTTGTCTTAAAAGTCTGGGCACGTAAGGAAACCCTGTAGGTTGAGCAATGCTTCGCCAACCAATTTTCCCCACCTGCCATCTTTACAGCATTCAGAATCTTATTGTCCTCAACTGTACGGGCGTTAACTTTCAAAGCCGCATTTTCCGCTTCAAGTTCTTCAATGCGGGCCTTCAAAGCCTCAATCTCCTCATCACCACTTTCTTCCTCCTGATCTTTAATCTCCGTAATTACTCCATCGGTTACGATGATAGTCTTCCCATCAGGCATAACATGTTCACCATCAGGAGACGCGGCATCCCCAACTTGCGGTTCTCCCTCTTCACGTTCCACCGTCAGTATATTACCTTCGGCGTCTGTCAACTCCATAGATATTACTGGAATATCCTCAATCTTTTGATAGCCACATTTGGCAAGCAACTTATCAATGATAGATTGCTTCACTGTCACTTGTTTTTCTTTGTTCATTTTTTTACTATTAAGTTTATAATCGATTCCTTTTGCTGTAGTTGGGACAAGAACAGCAGATATAAATCCTAATTGTTTTGCAACCTCTCCACCAAACCATGTTTCTTTATTCATTTGAGTTTCCAATACGTTTGGCTCTGTCCCTGTCCTTTCAACATAGACAGCTAACATCTTAGCTTTTTCCGTTTCCAAACTTGATTTAAGGGTTTCTATCGTTTCAAGGTCTAAGACATCGTCATACTTTGCCAAATATGGTTTGTGAATGAGAAACTTTGCATGGGGATAAGCCTTTCTGCGTTCCAACGGTGCAGACAGTAGAATAATTGTCGCCATAGAAGCACATCTTCCAACAACAGTACAAGAAATTTCCTTACCCGATGCACGTAATGCATCATAAATTGCATACCCCTCAACTGTATCACCACCGCATGAATGTATTTCAATATCAATTGTAGGGTCAGCCGGGTCAAGCCATGAAAGAAAATATTGAATATCTGGAAACGAAAGCCCTTCATCTCCGGTCAAATACCAACTCTCCAGCTTATCTCTATCAGCTACAATGTCCTTATTAATGTATAATTTTGCCAT